TTATCAAATTAATTGACGACTGCATACCTTGCACTACGCTAGCTCCTGGGTCAGAAAACCTCTGTGTCTTTCTACGGATTTTCTCCCCTCTTATTAAGTCTCTATTTATCATAATATATTTTATTGCTATTATCTAGTTGGAAAACCTAAATTCCCCAAGAAGCTACCTTCACCTCCACCTATTCCACCTGCTGCAGCACCAGCTATAGAACCTATACCACTCATCACTGAATTCTTACTTGCTTGAATTGCTTCATTAGCAGCGGCACTTCTTTGTTGTGCCATACCAAGTAGTGTTTCATTTTTCTCAGATTCAGCATCTCTAGATATCAACTCACCTTTAGCTTCGTACATTTGCAACCTGCCAGCTTGTTGACGCTCCGCCATTTGATTAGCTTGCTCCTGTCTACCTATATCTGCTGATGCTACTTGTAAATTTTGGTTTTGTTGATTAGCCATTGACTGAGCTAAGGATGCTATACCTGATCCACCAGCAGCGCTTGACATGCTACCCATTATGTTAGCCATACCCTGTTGCTGTTGCTGTGCTTGAAATTCTGCTGCTTGAGTATTCACCGTTAGATCTTCCATAGTGTTCTGCATACCAGCATAAACATTAGATGTATCAGCGCCTTCATAAGCTGCTTTCCTACGCATCATTTCTTCTTTAGCTCCTCTTGCTTCTCTTCTTCTTTTACCTCCGCCTATGAGTCCTCCCGCTATCTGCGCTACTCCTCCAACGGCTCCCATTATTGCTCCTACCATTATTGTATTGTTTTATAGTTTATTATCACACATTATTTACTACTCTCAAATATTTCAGAACCAACAAGGAATAGCTCAGCGTAATCCACTGCATCGTTTTTGAACTGCATCTCAGCGTAATACCCTTTTAAACCACTTGAATTAACTAGAGATGTTTTACTAAACAATATGAAACTATCAAGTGTTAAGACGCCTTCAGACACCGTAGCTAGTGTTGGCTGCTCTTCAACCATTATAGTAGATCCAGAAACAGAGGTTATCTCACCTATCACTTGTATGTTCTTACCGTTGACATCATTAGTGTAGTAAGCAGTGTCTCCTTCTTGTATAGAAACATTTAGTGGATTTGGAAAAGTTATAGTTATAATACCCATATTTATTTATTAAGGAAGTTGATTTTCACATGTTAAGCAGTTGTTGAATGGTGTTATGTCGCCATTTAAACCCTCATCTATGTAATGATCTGGAGATATGTTTGGAAGAAATGCCGTTATTGTACCACAATATAGTGTTCCACTAGGGACATCTTTAAATTGAACAATATCATTGACAGCCCAAGCATAGTTTAAGTTACCTAACACGCTTGGTAATGTACCAGAGTACCCTAAAGTATTACTCACGTTGTATGTTGTGGCGCTACCGCAAAGTGTAACCTCCCAGCAACCACCTTCTTGTATGTATCCGTCTAAGTCAAGTTCACTAACCATATTAGGTCTACCTGCTTGATCTACTGACACGGATAAAGTTGCTGTAATAGTAGACGGCGTGGTATTGTTGTTTATAACAAAAGAAGAACCTACAACCTCTTGAATATATAAATTTCCACTAGCGTTTTGGTTAGTCCAAGCATTATTAAAAGGTATTGGTGACAAAACAACATCATTAGTGGATGTCGCTGTTACTATATACTGAAACGGTGATTGGTATTGCTGCGCATAAGGTGGAAAAGTTAGAGTAGTAGCTGATCCTACTGTTATACCGGAGTTGGTGCTAGTAAAAGCGAAGCCTAAAGTAGTATCTATATATTGATTTAGTACAATTACAGATGGCTGACCGTTAGGTGTATCAAAAGAACTAGACAAGTCTCCACCAGCTAGTGTTATTGTCCATGTTTGATCTATTAACGTAGATGGAAATGGTATAGGCACAGTGAAAGTACCTGTAGAATCAATAACTCCCGATGTATTAACTATGTTAACTAAGTTAGAAGATAGCACATTCAATGTCCAATTGGCACCTTCTATACCATTTATTATGAAATCCGTTGTTTGTCCATCTTGATCTACTGTTGCACCAGGTGCAAAGCTGTAAGAATTTATTTTTACTTGTGGATTGTATATAGAAACAGCATTTGCAACCAAGCATATGTTATCGCTTGAAACGTCTATAGCTGGAAAAGTATACTGAATAGTAAATGTAGTTTCAGTTATTCTGCCTTGTAAATCTAATGTATTAACTGCTGTTATTGAATAATCACTAGGATTTCCAACTACCACAGACAATGTTGGTGCTGTTGGGTAGTAGTATGTTGTTTCTGCTGTCACAACATATGTAGCGAAAGTAGTTGTTGTATTATAGAAACCTGTACCCGAATATTGCACCGGAGGGTCGCTGGATACTGGTATTTTTGTGTTACTTACATCACATTGAGATATAGTACCACTAATATTATAACCAATAAAGACAGCTGAACCTGTAGAACAGACATCTACAAGTACATCAGTGAATGGCATTATACTTGGCTGTAGATAGGTTATTAAGCAGTTAAGAGTTCCAGCTACAATACCTTCAGAGAAAACAACAGAACTAACATAGTTTGGCAAAGGTGTAACAACAGTAAAGTCACTGAGATTTAATGTGTAACCTTGGTTTGGTGTTAGCAAAAGTGTTACTGATGGCTGATCTATAGAAAAGTCAACGCCAGCAGTCTCTAAGAAACTTACCTCTGTTACTGTATAATTAATTGGTACTGCCATTTATTTGTGTTTTGTTTGATTAGCAATCTTCGTTCAAAGTGTTTGTTACCTTGAACAATGTTTGAGGAGGAAATACTATAGCAGAGGCTTTACCTATGCCCTGTACGTTGAACTCCTTAGTATCTACGTTTGTCTTACAGTTGCTAGTGAAAAAAGTGTCTAATCCTGTTATATAATTAAACTTTTTACCCTCTTTATCAACAAACTCTTTTACTTGACCTTCCTGTAAATCAGTTATTATAGAATTAGTATACCAACCTTTAGTCTTTTCAAAAGAAGTTGGCACTATATTGTTAGCAACAACCTGTTGTATAGAATACTCTAAATCACCCGTGCTAGATAACTTATATATGTAGTTTCTTGAACCAGTACCACTGTAGTTAAGTGTTTTAAAACCTTTTACGGAAGCGGGACTTTCGTTGAATATAACGTTAAAAGAGCTCTCATAGTATGATCCTAAACTAACAGTATCAGGTCCTATTCCATAAAACGTATTATACAATGGGTTAACATCATGCTCCCATATTAGACCATTTTTAAATGTAAAGTATGTGTTATTCATAGATACACCAGACTCAGGTATATATACTTTCCTAGAAGTAAAACCGTTAACTGACTCTTTAAAAGAAACGGTAGTACTAAGCGTTGGAAGTGAGTTTACAAATTGATTACAATCAGGATCTTTATTATATCTATCGAACTGACCAACACCTAGTGTGTTTTGCCAATATGGTGTTAATTTATTTAGCGATATGTTGTAGTTTTTCTTTTCAATATCCCAAGATCCAATTATTTTATTGTTCAACCTCAAGTTGTCAGAGAAGAATGAATCCATACCATAGTCTGATATTTCAGTTATACCATCTCTAGATAGTCTTATAACAGTTCCTCTATTAGCATCTGTGTAATACATTCTAAAACCAAAACTAGCAAATGATTCTGGATTTGTAGCAATACCGAATTCTCCAGCAAAAGTTACTGTCTGACCTAGAACAGCTCTATTAGATGTTACGTTAGCGCTTCCATCCGCATTAAATAGAGCATCCTTATTAGCTAGAATCCTCATAGACTTGTTTTCACACAAGGTTATTAAATCCGTGTCTCTAGAATGAAGTTTCTGTATGCTACCATATTCTGGATTTACATCTTTAGTTATTCCCTCTGCTTGTATAAATTGATTAAGGTTGTTTACTCCAGATATTGAGTTGAATATTTGTGAAAATATAATACCATTAGATCTGTGTTCTTCTCTATATGGTTCATCTAGTGTAGCGGAAGCTTTAACACCATCGCCTATAACTGGTTGATTGTAGTCATCTCGTATTCTATCAGATTCCACACCGTTACCAAACGAATAGCAGTTAAACCAGTCTAAAACATGTGTATTACCATGATCTGCAGCTGTGTAAGACACAGGTACCTCAAAGTATATATCTAACTCAGTAGCTTCCTTTGGTTCTGTCTCGAATATCGCTGGGTTAGTGCTACTAAAAGTCTCATCTTCTGGATTAGTATCTAAAAACTCTATACCTATGTACGATTTTGCATCAAGACTACCCTGTGTCCACTGCACTATATTGTTTGATCCACCACCAATTGGATTCCATGCTAGTTGCTGGTTACCTGTTTCCAACTGCTTGAAGTTTATAGTCCATCTAGCTATGTTATTTGATATAGCGTCCCACTCATCACCTGCTGAAAATACACCTGTGTTGTTCTGGCAATCATATGTAGTACCTAGTGTCTCTGTAGTATTTGTTACTTGATATACCGTAGCTTCGTCTGCACTAAAACCAACTCCATTACCTAAGTTTACAAACCTAAATAATGCCCCATTAGTATTCAACTGCTCTAGCATTTGAGGGTTTTGATCAACTATACCGTGAGCGTTTGGAGGTGTAGACCTTGATCTACCATAACCAGTTGCGTGGCTTATTTGTATAACTCCATCAATATCAGTACCTGTACCCCTTGTCGCTAGCTCATTGCATTGTGTTCTTATTTTATCTATGAACAACCTGTCTACTTGACCCTGTAAATCAGCATCTCTCCATTGATCTTTCCAAAAGCTCTCACTTGGTTGAGTATTCCAGCTTGCATAGTACAACGGTGAAATAGCTTTTCTTATATATTTTCTACTAGAAGATCCAGCTGCTAATATTTTTTCTTTCAGTATATTATCTTGGTTTACTTTAACGAAGAATCTACCGGTGAATTCCGGTTTGTTATCTGAAGTAACTTCGTATATACCTAAACTCAAACCAGTTGTTGCATTACCATTCTCGTCAGTTGTAAAACCAACGTCAGGTCCAAAAACTTTAGAAATAACCATTCTAACTTTAGTACCAACTACTGTGAAAGTTGATATCTTATAGTATTCACTTACATTTACACCCCCTAGTATCCTAAGTAATTGACCTGAGGTAGCTCTTGTTTCTACTCCAAACACCTCATCAAATCCAGTAGCTCCATCTTTTTCAACCCATATTTCGTTTGTACCTTCTGTTGGGAATAAACCCACTATACCACCGAAATCAGTATCCATTGTTCCCTTAGAAAGTTTCTCCTCTTTTAGAAACAAAGGCGCTTCGTTCTCTATAGCTATAACTTTATATTTAGCGTTTTCAGTTACAGGTTTATCGTTGTCATGTTCTTTTTTCAGTATCAAGAAGGTCTCTTCATCTATCTTGTTTCTTTCAGCAGATGGAAAAGATAACCATATGTTACCATCTTCTGCATCGTAGAATCTATCTAAACATACATTGTAATACTCCCTAGAGGTCTCTTTTACGTAGTACTTAAAATAAGGAAATTGATCTACACCGTTATATGTTGGTAATACGTTTGTCAACTTAACAGTTAGCTTGTTAGAGAACTGCGCACTAGACTTGTCAACTACTATAGAAGAATTATTGCTAGTTAGTACAGGTGTTGTTCTACCATAGTCATCCATGTATGCAACTCCTAGTTGGTATGTTCTGATAGATTTAACAGAAGGATATACTAAGTTTCCATCTAGACTAACTATGTTACCTGTGGGTGACGTAGACTCTGTTGCTATTTCCGTCGGCTGTATGCCAACATTCATGTTTATCTTACTTGAGTTTAGAGTATACGGGTTTAATAAATTAAAGTTTTGAGTATAGTTACCATACAATAATCTATTAGCTGAAATCTCTTGAGCTAGCGCCCATCTAGGCACGTTATCATAAGATCTTAGTAACTGATTGCTTTCTACAACTGACTTTATTATCTCAGTATTTATCTCAAAAGAATTATTAATCCACTCATCGTCAGTAGGCTTAAAACTATCTACAATGTATGTATTTGAATTGTTTGTAGCTTTGTATAATACATCAACCTCATCAACGTCTATAGGTATATCCGACGGTACAAAATTAGATATCTCTAACTGCCTGACATTATTTGTCATACCTAAGTTATAACCTTCTTTAGGCGAATAATCAAATGCACCTGGTAGAAAAGCTACATTAGAAAAAGGTGAATATGCTGATATTTCGTTGTTTTTATACTTGTACCTGTAGCCAAATCTAGCAAATTTGAATTCGTAGAAAGGATCTTCTTGTTCAAGAGTTACCTTGTATAACTGATCATTAGTAGTGGTTCCACTTGTTTGAGGTCCAACGGTTAAAACCTGCAGTATTGCTCCAGTTTGAGTTGCATTAATGTTAGTTGGTATTACTGATATAACTCTACATCTTATAATAGCGTCTTCTAATATAGCATCGTTTTCGGTTAACTCAAAATTCAATATATCTCCTGTCCTATAATAGGCTGGATCATTCTGTTGTTCCCAAGTTACAGTTATAGGATCACTATCTACTGTCAATGGTATTATATTACCATTACCATCATCGTATACGAAAGATGTGTTAACATTTGTTGTAACATTTCTTATAGTTCCACTCTCATCTTTTTGCTTTGTAGAAGACATAGTTATAGTAGGTGGTTGTAGAGGATACTTCTTTATAGTGGTTAAATCCTGCTCTATAAAATCCCTACCATATATTTGAGAGTGTACATTAAAGTTTAGTGTAGAGTTCTCCCAGTCTTTTATAGTTATCTTTTTAGGTTCTGTTTGGTTATCTGTCCAAAGTAACATGCCTTCTAGCACGTTAACGCCTGTAATTAATTTATCCTCACTAAACTTTAATATGTTGTTTTTATCAACTATCAAAGGTGAGGTAACTTTAGTTATAGTATTATACATAGCCACAACACTAGCACCTGTGGATGCTATAAACCAATATATTCTATCAGAATTTTCATCAGACACAGAGCCTATACACACAGGATTAACTAGACTAGATATATAATCAACATCTTCCCAAAGTGTATTAGCACCTGTTGAGGCATTGTAAGTCTTATTCTTTAGTTCTAAGTTACCTTTTATATTTTGAAAAGCACCAACTTGTGAGCTTTCTGACGATGCAATTTCTAAGTTTAAAGCATCTCTATATTCTCCATTAGGGACCAATCTTTCATCGAGATCCTTATTCATCTTCCCCGCGTTAAATGTGTGTATTAGTTCCGCCATTAAATATTAGTGTTTTATCTGCTTAGACTTGCCTCTCATTATCTGTGTTATCTCCTCTATCTTTATATTAGATAACCTTAGCTTAGCATTTCTTTTAGCTGCAACCATCTCTCTCTTAAATCTAGCAACCATGTATTCCTGTGTATTAGCTCTAGTTGATAGTATAGCGTAGGCTATATACTTGTAAAGTGCTTCTTCAGCAAACTTATGAACAACCATCTCCTCATCTGTACCTAAACCATCTGATATGTACTTTAACGTCACGACTCTACCAGCCATATTTGAATCAAAATAAACTATATTTGATATAGGATCTATATAAAAAGTACCATTGGTTTGAGCGTGTTGAGGATCTAGACCGTATCTCCTTCCAAAGTGGTTTAGACCTAGTAACTCACCTACTCCAACCTCTTCTTGAGTCTCGCTTCTCCTTGTCTGAAACCTTTGTCTAGTGACTGACTCGTCAGCTGTTATAATCTCACCGTTTTGCTCATCAAATAAATACTCGTAGTTATTATCCTGAAGTAAAGGTAGTGGATTACTTGTTTTTATAGCTGGGTATATTATTCTCTCTATACCATTACCATCAACCCAAACCATTTTTACGTAATTAACATAGTCTTTTGGCAGTATAAAGTTTAATGCTGGACCAACTTCTATCTCTTGAGACTTAACAGACGGTAATATATCAAAACTAAACTCTTGTATTCCTCTTTGAGCGTGAAAAGCAACGTCAGTTCTTCTTATTTTACTTATTATTTTGTCTTCCCCAACATATGATATTATAAAGTTATTTATTATGTCTTTTATGCTAGTGAACTGGTATGATCCGTAGTTTTCATCCCAACTATCCCACACGCCATCAGGCCCTAGGTAGTATTGTTCATCTGTTTGATTTATTAGCCCCATATATTAAGATTTTTCTTGTTGAATTGCTTCTTGTTCCTCTGAGTTAAACACTTGGTATAGACTTAAGTCTTTAACCAGTAGACCAGCCATTTCTAGTATTTTAACAATTAGTTCAGTTTCTTCTGATGGATGTAGTTCGAAATCAACTGACTCGTTAGCGTTGTATAATGCTTCTCCGAAAACCATTTGATAAGCCCATTCTACTTTAGCAGGTTTCTTTATATATTGCAATTCAACCTCAGCAACCTGTGTTACTTCTGAATCTCCATATACTTTTATGCCATTTGAGTTAGCAACAAATATTGGGCGTGTATTTTTTGGTTTTGTTAAAGGTGAAGAATTTATATATAAGAAATCATTAGCATTTATTCTCTCAGCTTCTATAGGCTGAACGGATACTACACCGAAAGGATCTGTTGTAGTATTCTTATAAACAACAGTACCTAGTCTATATAAGTCAGCAGGTTCATCGAAAGATCCTGCGGTATATGTTGGTTGTATTGATGTTTCAAATATATTTATTTTTTCATTTAAGATATTTAGCATGTCAGAATATTCAGTACTGTTTCCAGCTATTCTTCCGAATTGATTTATATCATAAAAGTATTGTTCAAACATGTCTCCTTGAGCATGATTTGCAAATAGATTAAATTCTTGAGGCGTAACATACCCTCTTTGTTCCTTGTTAAGTATTCCTAATACCCTTTGGTATACAGTATCTATGCTTACGCTCATGTTTATTTTGTTTTTATAGTGACTAGGCTACTATTAAAGCAGCCTAACCGCTATAGTAAGTAACTTATTTAAGTTTCTTTAGTATTGATTTGTAAACTTCCATCCCTTCATCTGTCTTGAAGTATGCAGCTAAAGCTGAATAAGGATGTTCATCAAATGGAACTGTCATTAATTTTCTACTAGATTGACCATACGTAAATGTTCTTTGGTCAGCTGATAGGTTAAGTATTCCAGCTTCTGTAGCTTTGACTCCAGTGTTTCTTAATTGCACATTTTCATCGTTAGCTAGTTCTATAAATAAAGCTGGTTGTCTCTTAGCAAATATCATTAGGTCTCTCTTTAATTCACTTGAAGATAAACTAGATACAGCACTACCAAATTCAGCTCTTAAAATAGCTTCTGCATGCTCTATATCTAGACTTCTAGCGGTATTTAAAGCCTCTAGTTCTAATTCTATCCAATCAAGTTCATTCTTAGAATCTTGTACTGGGTTATGCTCAGAATACACTTTGTTTAAAAATGGGTGGTAAAAAGATAATAGCTTTTGCAAGCAAACATCTTGTTTTTTAACTGTTATAACTCCATCTCTAAGTACTATTCTACCGAGAGTTACTGGTCCTTTCTGTTCATCAACGAATGGTGAAGCATGGTTTGTAGCGTACCTCAGTTCTCTTTGATAACCTTTTTCTTTATCGAAGTATAGTAGTGGTTTCTTTTGACTATGCCTAGAAGGTATAGTATATACTAATGGTGATTTTCCAGTTTTAAGATAATATGTCCTATCTTTGAATTCCCATGTTGGTTTTTTAATCTCTTTTTGTTTAACCTTAGTTTCAGGTAAAACGTTTTCTAATTCCTGAGGAGCAACCTCAACTTTTTTTGCTGTAGCTTTTTTGTTAGCCATGATATGATATAATATAAATGTTATTAAAAAATTGACAATAGCCTGTTACTATATATATAACTAGCTAATGTCACAAAAATAATATTTACCCCCACATTTTCAGCAGGGGTAATTATTATAAATAATTAACTATCCAGCTAGATCTTTGAACAAGATAAAGTTGTTAGCAGCTTGAACACATAAACATCTTTCAGATAAGAAATGAACGTTCATTGCATCTTCGTCAGAAGTAAAATTACCTCCAACAGATCCAGTAATCCAAGATTTCATCTTACGGTCATCCGCTTCAGAAGCTCTGTAACGAATATGCAAGAAAGGTCTTGAGATGTTCTGCCCTAGCATTTGGTCATAAACTGAAGAAGTTCCAGCAGGTACTAATACCCCTTGAACATCACCAACTAATCCACGAGTTGTAGCGTCGTTTAAGTATTTCCAGTCAGTTTTATAGAAATCGTAAGATCCACGACGGAATCCAGAGAATCCTAAGTTAAGTGCCATATCTTCAGAGTTTTCGAATACACCATAAGATGTTCCTCCAGCTCCGTAAGAATTCTGTGCAGCTAGCATATTGTCGATACCTAATGAAGTTGCGCGATCTAAGAATAACATGTTCTCTTCAATAGAACCTTGCTTGTCAAGTTCCTGTAGAATAAGATCAAAATCATCTAAACCAGTAGCACCATCAAAATCAGCATCAGTGTAAACTAAACCTCTTTCTTCTAGCGCTGAAAATAAACCGTCAGAACCAGTGATAGCAGTTCCACCACCAAATCCAGCTCCTGGAGTAATAGTAGTACCAGCAGCAGTACGTTCAGCTTCAATCATAGACATTTCTAATTGATCCTCAAAACGAATACGAGCTTCATGCTCAGATTTTAAGTACCATAAGTAACCAGATGTTCCAGCTTCAGTTGTAACTTCAACCCACCCAATTTGAGCAGTGTCAGATCCATTAACTGAATACTTGTCTCTCAAGATGATTGGCTTGTTGTTGAATTGCTCGAAAGCAGCATCTACAGAAGTACCAGCATTTTGAGTTCCTTTTGCATACTCAGAACCATATACGAATACTTTAACATCACCAGTACCTGTAATAGCAGTGGTTTGAGTAGCTCCGTAACAAGCAAAAGTAATAGTAGCAACACCAGCAACTGTAGCGACAGTTTGCACATATGCTTTATCTACTGTAAAACCATCAGCACTAGCAATAACGATAGTAGCTCCAGGTCCGATAAGGTTTGTAGAAGCACCAGCATTTGCAGGTATAGTTAAAGAAGTTGTTGACGCAATTGTTGCATTGTCATATGCAATATGTAATCTACCTTGCTCAGACCAAACTACTTGATCAGATGCCATAGGCATTTCAGCTCCAACCATACGTAAGAATCCAGAGATTGTTCTGTTTCCAAAACGCTCAACTTCTTTCTCATATACCTCTGGTAAGAATTGTTGTGTAAAATCCATGTCTGTTAAAGACAGGTAATTGTCATTAAATAATGTTTGGGTAGGTCTAGGTGTTAAATGTGCTAAAGCACCTGCACTACCAGTAAAAGAACCGTTTGCGGCCATAATTTTTAAATTTTAAGTTATTTTTTTCGTCTAATTCCAAACTTAGAAGTTTTAGAATCCTTTACAGCTCGCACTTTAAATCCACCCTCATTACTGACTTTCTCATGTGTCCCTCTAGGATCCATATCAATATTTTTAGACTTCATTATACTGTCTCTTACGCCATCGGCTTTACCTTGTTCGTAAAAGTGCTGTGCAATCTTATCAGGATTCATAGCAGTAAATAAAGATTTATGATAACCTTTAGCATCTGACATCTCATTTTTTTCATTCAAGAACTTCTTGACAAAATTATTGATATCGCTTTGGTTTGTCTTTACTTCGTCTGCGTTGTTTACTTTAAACCTAAATTTCTTATCACCAACGGAGTAATCAAAACCTTTGAACTCCTTAGAAAAGACATTTTCTGTTTTTTTCTTAAACGTAGACACGTTGTGTTCAGCTATTTTAGTAGCTTCTTCGTTTTCCTTTTTATAGCGATTGAAAAAGTCAACCGCTTCTTTTTGTTCAGGCAATAGTTTACTACCACCTTTTATTTCTTCGTAATAATTATTTTTTAAACCATCTAAATGACTCTTAGCTTTAGCTAATTCCTCTCTTCTAGCTAACTTCTTACGTCTTATATCTCTCTCTTCATCTAAGTCTTCGTCATAAGAGAAGTTGTCTTCCATTAAGAAATCTATATCCTCCCTATCTAAGTGTGGTTTAGTACTATTATAGTACTCCATTAGTAGTTGATCTTCGTTTAAGTCGTCATAGTTTTGATTTAACTTAACGTAATCTTCTAAAGTACCGTTAGTTTCATTTATGAAATCAACAACTTTTTGTATATTCTCTGGTAATTCAACCCCAGTAACTTGCTCTTGCTCTACAGCTTCTTGAATTTCTTCTGCTAAGTCTTGAACCTGTTCCACAACCTCTTCTTCTGTTATCTCCTCTATAACGGAGTCAATAACCTCTTCAACAGTAGTTGTTTCAGGTACTTGTTCAACAACTTCTTCTACAGCTGATTCAATAACCTCCTGTTCTTGTTGCTCAGGCTGTTCTTGTTGTTCTGGCTTATTTAGCTCTGACAAGTCAACCTTTATTATGCCATCATCGAATGATATTGGCTTACTCTCTACCTCTGCTGTAACCTCATCGATTACCTCAGGTACTTCTTGTGTTTGTTCTGACATGATAAAATATTATATAAGTGTTATTACTATTATTACCTAGGATCCGTAGAATCTAAGTTAAAACCACCACCTATTACATCATTTCCCGCTGATTCAAAATTCTTTGGTACTTGATTTGTTTGGCTTCGGTATTTTATTTCTCCTTGTTGAGTTGCTTCCATTCTAGATCTATCGTCTTTTCTATTCTCTCTAAGAACTTCTTCACCTCTTTTCCCACTTGATTCCGCTTCTTTAAGTTTTAAATTCATCTTGAATTCCAAGTGCATTAATTCTTTTTTAGAAGCTACTTCCTGCATCATTTTCTCTTTATCTATAGCAGCTTGAATCTGTAACAGCTCTGCTTTTTGAGCAGTTATTGCTTGGTTTTTCATAACCTCTGCCTGAGCTGCTACTTGTTGTGCTTGAGCGTTAGCGTCTGCTTGAGCTTGTATGTTCTGCTGTTGCATCTGCATATCTCTCTCCTGCTTAGCTTTTCTTCTTATTTTTAATAACTGATTAGCTAGTCTAGTACTTCTTATCTCTCGAAGATCTATAGCATCGTCAATATCTATTAAACCAGAAGATATAGCTGCTTGTATATTGTTTTCTAACACAGCTTTTTCTTCTTCATCAGGTTGTAACTCTATAAATATAGCGAAATCGTGTAAGTATAAATCCTTCATCTCTTCTAACACAGCTACATTCTGATTACCTATTTTCTGTATAAAAGCTTCTTTTGTTGGAGAATACTCTAATATATCAGATATCCTAAGAGATAGATTCTCTGCTAGATCAGATGTTAAGAACAGACTACCATCTAATATGTGTCTAGTTGCTGTGTTTGAATTAGCAGCAGCTATTTTCTGAACACCAACTAAAGCTCTAGCATCAGGAGTACTTCCGTCTCTAGCTTCGTTTAAGCCAGTTACATCACGTATCATTTGAAGGTAGTAATTATATGTGTTTATTAAAGCAGATAACTTACTACCACCTGAACCACTTGTTATTTCCTGTATAGGAACTTTACCAGGATTCATATCACCTTCTTGGGTAAATGATCTACCTATAACGGAACCTGTCTGGAAGAACATATTTAACGCCTCCTGTGGGTTGTAGTTTGTACCATTACCTAAATCTACCTCAGCCAAACCATCTGCATCTAGATAAACCCCGTCAGGAACCATTCTAGATAGCACCTGTTGCAGTTTTAAATGAGTTAGTTGTATCATATCAGCAAAGCCAGTTATACGGCTTACAATTGATTCTATGCGACCCTTGTACATTCTGGGTGCAACTATACTGTAATTCATTTTTACTTTAGTAAAATCACTTTTAGGTCTTATCATGTTAGCTGCTAGCTTCCACTCTAAAGTCATTCCACCTAGTATTTTAACACCTTCATATAAAACCTCTACCGATCTAGATAGTTTTTCTATGCCATATTGTTCATATAATTCTGGTGGTGGATTAAACTCATCATCTTTAGGTATTAGCTTAGATGCTCCTGTCGATGTGTCTTTTACTTTGTAAACCTCATTAGTGTATGTTTTATAGTTGTAGTATAAAACCTGTACGGTATTACTATCGTCTTCACTATAATCTTGTAGATTCCTATCATATGAACTATTATTACTATATGACTGCCCCGCTATTTTATTAAGATCTTCATCTGTTAAACCTGGGAATTGTTTCTTCAATTCGTTTAAATGTACACTCTTAACCTCTCCAACATAATATAAGTCATCAAAATAAGGTGACTCTGTATAAGAGTAAACTACATTAACTGGATCAACATACTCAACTTTAACTCCTTCTGATTTAGAGAATCTATTTTTAATAGCACCTATACCTATAGTTGTCAAGTCATAATTACATCTTCTCTTTATTAAGTCGTATTTGTTTCCATTTAAAAGAACGTTTATTGCTTGTTCTTCAGCTAACTCAACACTTTGTTTATAAGTCAACTGCATGTGTAGATCTAGCTCTTCTTTGTTTTTAGGTAAAGTCTCTGGATCATTTTCAAATAAGCTAATACCGAAGTCAGCTTGAACCTGCTCGGTTAGTTGTCTAGTCTGCATATCACGCAGTATAGATTCCATATACTTAGTACGCTTATCTACACCAAAAGGATCTTGAGAGTAAGCTTTTATATCAAATGCTCTATCTGATATACCATTTGTTACTATATCTACAAACTTAGGAATAACAGGTACTGGTTTCCAATCTAGGTTTAAGTAAGACATATCACCATTTATAGATAATTCGTCTTTGTATTTTTGAACAGGTTGCTCTCCTCTAGAGTACAATCTTAGTCCATGGAAAGTATTTCTATTACTCTCAAATCTACTACCACTTCCTCCACTACCAGAAGTGAACCACTCACTCTCTATAGCTCTACCTATTAAGGTACCATATTTGAGTGATGCTTTCTCACGATCGCTAGCAATCTGGCTTGGAAAATAACTTGTTATTGGTAACTGAGCCATATTTATTGTTATATTATTTTAGAAAATGCACCATCATTAGTGTATCTTGCTATTTTTAAATCTAATTTAGGTCTTTGTATATTTTGATTAGGTCTATATAAGTTTCTGTTACAAGCCATTATAGCTAAACCAGAGCTAATAGCTGCATCAAACTTAGTTCGTTTATTTATATCAAAACCTGCCCAATCATTTAGTGTTTCCGTAAAGTACATGTCACCGTATTGTCCATCTGATTTTAACCCAACGTTTTTATCTATATAAGTCTCTATAGCAGCTGCGTGAGCTTGCTTTATGTCTTCACTGGAGTTTGGCATTCCACCTAGTTCCTTCTCAGTTATAGACAACTTATTCCAAAGTTTATCAGGTCTATTCATAGAATAGCCTCTATAACCTCTTCTCTTAAAATGATACAGTAGCCTTGGTTTATTATTCTCACAAAGTATTGGCATGCCATAAAATACGCAGGCCATTAATACATCTTCAAAAAACACCTCAGCTGTCTGTGGTCTAGCTATGTATTGTAAAAAGAAAGTGTTAGGAGGAGCATCTTCCATACTAAACTTGGTTAAACCATGTAAAGCTCCTTTAGAACCTCTACCGTCAGTTGTACCTGATATATCGTAGCTATCACACCCGAAAGCACCCATGTGTTCATTGCCTGGGAATTTAACTCCATTCTTCAATGTCTGACTATTTTGCAAGCTTGAATTTGGTATCCAAGAAACTTTAAACCTCCCATTTGGGTTTGGTGTAAAAACAACCCTAGAGTCTTTTATACCATTCTCCCACTGAAAACTACCAGTAGTTATAACGTTACTGTTTTTTAGATCTTCATTGTAATCAATTTGTTCGTATATCTTAACTAAATTAAACAAACTGTTTTTTGTCTCATCTCTAAACGCGTGCTCTTCTGTTCTAGGGAATTGCCTGTAGAATTCGTTTAAAGCATCTTGATCATTTCTTAAACCATCTGCTTCATTATTCCAGTTCTCTATAACACCCATTTCTATAACATCACCATATGTATCTAGAACTTCTTCAGTAGGTGTGTCAAAAACAGGGTGACCGTATTCATCTATAAAGCCTTCGTAATTCCATTCCATAGGTATAAACAAAGAGTACAATCCAGATGCTGTCTGTCCATTTCTGTTTCTATTAGATGTATCTGAGCTGTTGAATAACTTCTTGAAATTAGCACCTCCTTTATCTAAAGCATTTGATGTTGAACCCATCATACACTTACCTATAATTCTATTACCTAATCTTAGACAAGTTTTAGTAACTCGCCAGTTGTTTAATATGTTATCAGGTCTCTCCCATTTCCCACTCTCATCGTGTACTAATAGCTTTAGTTTTTCTCCATCGTAGGAGTTATCACCTGTGTTTTTCCAGTCAATCGTTGTGTCGAGACCTTCGAGTTTCTCTGCTCCTTGTTTTGATTGTATTGACTTTCTTGTAAGTCTAGAGGCTGGGATTCTGTATGCGAGTTCTGTCTTTGGACGGTCCATTCCGTCTTGTATTGGTTTAAAGAAGAATGGATAGTTAACCGATATTGGTACAACTTTGTCCGTAAACATCTTCTTTGCATCGGATCCAGATTTTGACAGTATTCCAAATCTAGCATCTGAAGATATTGTTGCTTGGTTAACAGTCTCGCCGGAAGCCATAAAAGAAAATCCAGATCGTCTGTTCTTGAGGTAGGACATTCCATAACATCTTTTGTCTGCTTTGCAAGCTTCCCAGAATATAAAGAATAATCTGTTTGCTTCTCTAAAGTCTGGTTTCCCAACATCAATCTTGGACCACTGCAGGTACATAAAGTGAGTACCAGTAATGTAAGTAGCCACGCTTTTATTATTAAACCAATGGCCTTCGTCTCTTCTTCTGAATTGTTCATCTATATATGGTTCCCATTTATTTTGAAAGTCTTCTGGATAATCTCTCCATTCGAATATACTCTCAACAGACTTGAGTTCTTTAGGATATTCTTCAGCCTTCCACTTGTTAGTAGATCTATCTATTTTAGCAGGTTCTTTTGGTAGAGCTATATTCAAGTTGTTTATACTGTATATCTCACCTATTTGACCAGTTTTACTTATAACAACTATATCATGTTCTTTGTTATAGCCATAAGACCACTTCTTAGACTTGTTCAGTCTGGATATGGTATTTTGCCTAACAGGTGTTACGATACTGTATAAGGTTTGCTTGTAGATCATTTATTCTTAGATCTTTTTTCTGCAAAACCAGTGAAGCTTTTTTCTTCAACCTGCTCCTTTGGCTTGTTATTTAATAAATCCTCTTCCTCCTGTATTCTACTCAATATTTCAAACGCATCAAATATAGCTAACTTCTTAGTAGCAGCTGCATTTTTTAGTTTGTCGGCTGTTAGATCGTCCCCAGAATCAACTATAGCTTCTTCAGCTACTTTTATTAATTCCTCCACCGCTTTCTGTCCAGCTAGGATTATATTCTTCTTCGTTTCCTGTACGTTCATATTTAATTGTTATTGAAGTGGTTGGTACTCTATATAATCTTTGAGCACCTATAATAAACTCATATTCAGAGCTTGGTCCAAATCCGATCAAGTCTCCCTCATGTAATCCATTTAATTTTGGATCTTTTAGTTTTAAAATACCAACTAGTGGTTTTTCAAAATTACTTGAAAACATTTTAGTTTCTTTTATTGGCTTAACTAGATTAAAGCCTTCACAAGCAAACCACCTAGGGCAGTTACAACTCTCATCTACTTTATCGTAAGCATATATCTGGTTTAACTGTACAATATACATACCATCACCATAATAACTCTTACTATTCTTTTCCTCTCCTCTTATGTCCCTGAAGCATCTAAATACATTGTGATGCACTATAACCTTATCACCAACGCTTATACCTGTTTCATTCTTATACGGTTCGTACACTACCTCAGCTATCCTACTAACGTAGTTGTGGTTTTCTAACTCCGTATTTAATATCAATTCCTTACCATCAACAAATTTTCTATTGTTGTACCTACCATCAACTGGTTTTACAATAAAATCTAAATACCCTTTCATTAGTACTGTAGATCATATTCAACAGCAATAGACATTGTTTTGTAAAAGTCTTTCCAAGGCATTAATTCGTCAGCTTTTTTTATATAAACCGAAAACTTATTATCCTCCTCTATGATGTTCTCTATAATATGACCACCATACACTTCCTGTCCAACAGAGTAGTGCATGGCATCACTTTTATAGTCCCGACCAATACTAATCTTTCGTATTAGTCTCATCTTTCTCTATATCTTGAATTTCACCTGTATTTATATCTATATTCACAGACCCATATTTACTTTCCAGAATGTTTTTAGTACTTTCTAATTCTTTTAGCAATATAGAGAATTTAGATACAAGATCTATTTTGTGCGCTTCAACTCCACCGATTTGCATTTGTGCTTGATTCACATCATACATTGCTTCTTGCAATTCCTTGAGTTCCACGTCACTTATTTTCTTAGGTGTAGAGTCATTGTTAACTTCTTCGAACTCCGTGTAATCTTTTACTTTTTCCATTTTTACTTGATTTTATATAATTTATTATTATAGTTACATTATTACGTGAAAATAACCTTATTTAATAGTCTACTGGTCAACAGGTGGTACTTCTGCGCCTCTAGGCCAACCCATAAAACTATGTGCCGCTACATCCCCTGGGAACACTTCGTATGTTCCGAAATCAAGTAGATCGCTAGACATTACATCATACGCCCACCCTGGGTAATAAACTGGTGGTGTTATCTCGTGACCATCAGGATCGTAAGTCCCTGGTATCTCAACCACCTTACCAATGTTTACTACTGCTGCTGTTCCGTTTGTAAACTGCATGGTTGTTACACCCTCTTCGGTTACCTCTTGCCATACCCCTTTAGATATTAGCACATCTTTTCCTTGTTGTTCTGTATCAAATACAGTCTTATAAATTTGCATCATGTTGTTAGTTTTATTAGTTCTGCATCTGATAGTGCTTTTGTATAAACTTGTAGGTCTTTAGTGTTTCCAAAGAAATTGTTTGCACCATCAGCAAAACTTAAATTGGTAATACTACCGTTTGGAAAAACAAGAGCATTGCCACTTGTAAAAACACTCACACCATTTACATATATTTTGTAGTTATTTAACTGCCATTTTATAGCTATTTTATTAAAATCTGTAGCATCTGATAAAGTATAAGTTTTTTCTGTTTGTGCTACTCCATTAACAAATACTTTAAGATTAATTTCATTAGTACCTCTATACCTAAAAATCAGTTTATTATTTACACCACCCGTTAACGTTATTGAGTTGTCGGTAGTTTGCGTGTTTACTAAAGTAGCAGTATTAAAATACAATACACCTTCCTCGCTGTTTATCTCTGGTGTTGCGTTTATACAAGTTTCTTGGTTACGTGTAACTGTTGAGCCAGATGTTGGTATGTACGAAGAAATATTGCCAGCTTCAATCTGTGCGCCCCAAATTTCAATACCATCAATACCATTGCCTATAAATGATTGCGCCCAACCCGCAGAAGCACTTGTTACGATGCCTATGCCAACTGTTCCACCACCACTTGCTTGG